GCCTCCAGCGCGCCGCTGCACCCGCCCGCCCCGCTTCCCCGGAAGGCGGGAAGGCCGATGACTGAGGACCTCCGACCCGTCTACTTCGGCTGCGCCCCAGGCGCCCGCCCCGGCCACAGGCTCTGCCGGCGCGGCCCCCGAACGAGGGGCTGCCAGCCGAGCGACTACGGCCTGCCCTGGGGCTGGGAGATCGACAGCAAGCTGGCGCCCCGCCCAGAGGTCGAGTTCCACGGCGCCCTGCACCACAAGGACGGATGGTCGGCGGTGTCGTGGTGGGACCGGCGTGGCGACTCGCGGTCCAACTCCAACTCGGCGGTGTTCATACCCGAACCGGACCTCACGTTCGACGAGGTGATCGAGCGCGGCCGCGCTGAGTTCGGCCGGCGCGTCCCCGAGACAGTGATCGACCGCACTCACCCGGAAGGCGGGGAGTGATGGCAGAGAACGGACGACCGGGCGGATGGGTCGAAGGCATCGGATGGGTGGCGCGACCCGACCAGCTTCCCGACGAGACCGAGTGCATCGACTTCGTGGGTGACCCTGAGGAACCGTGGCTGATCTCCGGCGCCGACGGGTTCGGTCCCGAGGACGCCCGCCCCGTCATCGTCATCCGCTGGGCTGACGGCGAGACCCCCACTGCTCCTGCTCCGCTGGCTCCGCTCCCGGTAGCTGACAGCGGGGACCCGGAACCGCGGTCGGAGGACGCGCTGTTGCCGTGCCCGTCATGCGGGTCGGAGACGGCGTCGGGCGCGGGGGATTGCCCGATCACCACGGACGGGTCCTGCTGTCGTGGCGTTCAGGTGCGCCCCGCTGCTGTCCCGGTAGCCGAACAGGAAGGGCGGGCGGACGAGTGGGTCGACGGCGAAGAGGGGCGCTACGGCGACCCTGACGAGTGCCACCCGAACCAGGGACCGCACCCGCTCTACCCCGAGCGCGGGACGTGCGGCTGCGGCGAAGCGATGTACGACGCCCCGCCCGCTGCGGCTCCCTCTCCTGACGTGGCGGGGGAGGTCGCTGCGCTGCGCGAGGAGCTGGAGAACCAGCGGCTCATGCACAAGGCGTACCGCCCCGAGGTCGTGGCCGAGATCGCCGTGCAGCTCACCGAGGACGCCGACTGGCAGGAGATCGCGACCTGGTGCGGCGGCACCCTCCGCCACAGCAGCGACTCGTCCGGCGAGGTCACCACGTACCTCGACCTGCCCGGTGTCGGATCGGTCTGCCAAGGCATGTGGATCACGCTCGACCACGACGGCCGGTTCCGTGCACGAGCCGAGATCGCGGCTCCCTCTCCTGACGTAGAGCGAGCAGAACGAACGGACACGGTGGCGGATGCCCTGCGAGCGCTCTACGCCCGCTGGCCGAGCGGCATGACCGCGGAGGTGGACGGCATGTTCCGTTCACTCTTCAAGTCGCTGTCGCCCGCCGCTCCCGCTTCCCCTGTTCCTGAGGTACAGCCGGACCCAGGCGAGGAGGTGGACCGTGGGTGACGCCGACGACCTTCTGTTCGCCGCCCTGCCCGGATGGGAGGGCGGCGACGACGACGACCCCACTGGCGACGACTGGCCCGACGACATGGGCGTCGAGAACCCGGCGTGGGAGTCGTGGGCTGACAACCCGCTCGCACCCACCGACGCCGAGTGGGAGGCGCACGACGAGTACCAGCGGTCGCTGGTGCCGGTCGGCGGCTGGAACCCCTACGAGGGCTTGATCGTCTGCGGGACCTGCCACCCGGAACTGCTGGCCGAGGATCCTTCATGACTGCTCTCAGCCTGGAGGGTCGGTTGTGAACACCTTGTGGAGCGCGGTGATGTTCCTGCTGGTGCTGGCCTTCTACGCCATCGCGATCGCCGCTCTACCCCTGGCGACGTTCGTTCTTCTGCGGCGACGCCACGCGAACTGGTTCGAGGACGTCGACTGTCAGAACTCCGCGTGCGGCCATCCATCCGGCGACCACCAGATGGAGACCGAGGACGGGGCCTGCTGGCACGTCGGCTGCCCGTGCCGCGCCCTGGAGCGGAAGGACCACTCGTGGACCCCGTGATCTTCGAGATCGACTGGCTCGACCTCACACCCGCGAACCGCTGGCACGCTCTCCACTGGGCGCCGAAGTCGCGACTCGTTGAGGAGTGGCGTGAGGCGGCTATCTACGCCGCTCGCCTCCACCGGCTCCCGAAGGGCTGGGAGTCGGTGGGCGTGCAGATCCAGGCCCGCCTCCGCTCCGGCCAGCTTCCCGACCCCGATGCCTTCGCCCCCACGGCTAAGGCGCTCGTCGACGGTCTCGCCTACGGGCCGAGGGACCCGCACGGCTACGGCCTCATCCCCGACGACACGGGTGAGCACTACAAGGGTCTCCTGCTCCTGCCGGCGTTCAAGGATCCGTCGAAGCGTTCGGCGCTGATCGTCACGCTTCATCAAGGAGGCTTCCCGTGGTCGTCCATCTGATCGCTGAGCAGTCGAAGACACCGAAGATCGGGAAGACCACGGTGACGACGAAGTGCGGCGAGCAGCACCACCGCAACTCGGCGGCCCGGCTCCCCGAGCACCTCACGGCCTGGCACCAGGACGTCACCTGCGAAGGGTGCCTCGCGTGAAGCGCCACCGCCCGAAGTTCGATCGTTACCGCAACCGTCAGGTGGGCACTCGCCGCCAGATCCTCGAAGCCGCTCTCGCGGCCGAGCGGATCTGGATGTGGCAGGACTTCCACGAAGCGTGGGGGCGCGGCGACGAGGACCAGATGATCTTCCTGGCGCACCGCATCCGCTTCGCGTGCGAAGCCCTCGGCTACGTGACGGAGTGGACCGCCGTGCCCGAGGAGATGCTCTACCACTACGAGGCCGTCGAGACCGTCTGGCGCCTCAGCCTCGTGGCCCAGCGGTGGGAGCGGCGGGAGATCGCCTGCGAACCGGCTGAGGTCGATGACGGGCTGCGCTCGGCGCTCTACCGCCTGGCCGAGAGCTGGGGGACCGAACCGGAGGAGGAACCCGATGCATGATTCAGTCGACCAGGCCGAGGTGGGGGGACTGCTGGCCGCCTCCGGCATCCGCGTGCCGACACCGGAGGAGATCGAGGCCGGTATGAGGCTCGCGACCCGCCAGATGGTCGAGGAGCAGATCGCCTGGGCGAAGCGCATGGACCGCAACCAGCGCGGCACCAAGCACCGCCCCGGCTCCACGAAGAAGGCCCGGCGCGCCCGAGCCGTCGAGTCCCGCAAGCGCAACCGTGCCGCCGGCAAGTCCCGGCGCAAGAACCGGAGGAAGTGATGGCCCGTCCCGTCGCCGAAGACCCGAAGTCCGAGACCGTGACCGTGCGGCTCACCAAGGGCGAGCGCGAGCAGCTCGACCGTGACCGCGGCGCGCTCTCGCTCACCGACTACATCCGCCAGCGCGTCCTGAAGGGGCAGCGGCCGTGACGATCAAGAAGACCCCCAAGCCGAAGAAGGCCAAGGGCGCCCCGAGGGAGAAGACCGACCTCGTGCGGTGCGCGACCTGCGGCGCCCAGAAGAAGGAGGCCGAGATGCGCTTCGCGATGAGGTCCTTCTTCGACCCCACCGAGCACGCCTGCTCGATCCCCTGCTACCACGCGTGGAACACGAAGCGGATCGACGCGATGGGCGATGCCATCCCGCCTCAGGCTGCTGCCCGTATCCGGGCGGGGGAACTCGGCTAGCTGTCGTCGGCCCGGATGTAGCCGCGTCCCTTCGCGGTCTCCAGCGGCTCGTCGACCACGTCGCGCATTGCAGTCGCCCGCAGGCACGAGGGGCACGGTGTCGGCGGGTACGCGTCATCCTCTGTCGCCGAGACCAGCCGGTCCTCGTCGAGTTGGAGGAGCCGCTTGCCGCACCAGAACGTGGACCCCTCGCGGTGGGCGTGCCAGAGCTGGCCGTCGTCGTACCAAGAGTCCAGGCTCATGCCGGCACCAGCCGCCCGCGTCGCATCTTGCGCCGCTCCAGGGCGGTCTTCCCGCCCCAGACGCCGCGGGACTCGCCGTGCCTCAGCGCGTAGTCGAGGCACTTGGCTGCCACGGGGCACTCGGCGCACACCCGCTTCGCCGGGTTGGCTGATTCGCCGCGCTCAGGGTGGAAGATCGCCGGGTCGAGGCCCAGGCAGATGCCTTCAGGGGGCGGATCGGGCTGCGGACGGGTCATGGACGGTCTCCTTGGGGTCGAGCCACGCCCTCAGGAGGGTCTCCAGGGGGGCGCTGAGGTCTTCGCGGGGGTTGCGCAGCAGCTCGCGGGCCACAATATCGGCCGTGAGGCGGGGATTCGGGTCGAAACCCGGCTCGGGACCCGGCTTCACCGGCCGCGGAGCCGGTGCGGGCGCCGGTTCGACGCCGAACTGGGCGGCGCGGGCCTCCGCGACCCAGTCGCGGGCCTCCGCCGTCGTCATCTCGGGCGTCACGGCGCCGGATTCGATGCCGACGACGACCGAGTCGATCGGGATGCGGGTGAACTCGAACAGCGCGGTGTACCGAGGAGGCAGCGCGGCCCGGATCTCGGGGTCCACGTTCTCGAACGAGCGGGCGATAGCCATGAGGCGCTCCGCCTTGTCGATCCCGAACGGCAATGACCGCTGAACCCACGCCATGAACTCGCCGCGGTGCTCCCGCTTCGCCGCGATCAGCTCGTGGCCGATGTCGTCGGCTGCCTGCTCGGCGATCTCGATGATCCGGTCGCGCCGCTCGTCGAGCGACATCACGACTTCCGGCCGGAGCGCCTCGTCGACGTGTTCTGGGACGATCTCCGCGGCGCTCATGGGTGCCGGTGACCATACAGCCCCGCTCCCGGTCCGGCCAGTACCCTCGCTGGCATGGAAGGTGTCGACGAGCTGGTGATCGCCGGCTATCTGGCGTGCCGCTGCGGAGCTTGGATCGTCGACCCCGGCCCGCGGGCAGCCGTCGTGCTCTGCGACGACTGCCGCGGCGCCCTGAAGGACCGCTCCGACGCGGGACGGCTCCGCTACGAGGTCAACGGGCGCACCTACGAGGCCAAGCCCCGCCCGAAGCGCAGGCCGCCGCGCCGCAAGCCCCGGACCAACAGCCGGCTCACCCCCGAGCAGCGCGACGTCCGCCGCCGGACCGACCGCGCCAGGATGCGGACCTACGTGCGCCTCGCCCGCATCTACCGCCCGATGTACGAACTGATCTTCGCCCAGGAGAAGGCCCGGGAGGGACTCGACCCGGCGGTGCGCTCGTCCATCCCGCGGCCCAAGGCGATCGAGGCCGAGATCCTGCGCGATCTAGCTGAAGCCGAGGAGCGCGAGGGCAGAGAGCGACTCGACGACGCCGGCTGACGTAGGCTCCGGTCCACGTCCGGCGCCCAGCGCCGCCCGAGCCGCCCAGCGGAGCACCCATGTCGATCCTGTCCCGGGCCAAGCCCAACGCGATCATCGCGTCCGCCACGACAGTCAGCCCCGACGACCAGGCGGTCATCCAGCGCATCAAGGCCGCCCGGCGCAACTGGCAGCTCCAGGCCGCCGACCTGTACCACCAGCTCGCCGAGCTGCACTACCCGGCGAACTACAAGGGCGCCGCCCTCTCCCGGTTCGCCTACCCCGTGGGTGTGATCCCTGAGGGCAACAAGGACTCGCGGCCGATCGTCCTCGAAAGCGGCGCCCGCAACGCCCTCGACAGCGCCGCCGAGGACGCCATGTTCGCCCTTGAAGGCCCTCTCGGCGGGATGCCCGAGATGGCGAGGCTCTACGCGATCAACATGGCGATGGCCGGCGACGGGTGGCTCGTGGGCAACGACCGCGAGGACGCCACGGAGTGGGAGTTCCTCTCGATCAAGGAGCTGATCGCCACTGACCAGGGTGGCTGGATCCGCAACTCCACCGGGTCGCCCACGGGGCCGGCGGAAATGGGGTACAAGCCGGACTACGTGAAGCGGTTCTGGCGCGCCGACCCTTTCTTCACGCAGGTCGCCGACTCCGCGATGTCGGCGCTCGTCTCGGACTGCCAGCAGCTCGTCGCACTGAACCAGTCGATCACCTCGCGGCTCGTCACGCGGCTCGCCCAGGCTGGCATCCTGTTCCTCGACTCGTCGCTCCAGGTCCCCGGCGCCATCGAGGCGCCGACCGGCGACGGTGCTCCGGTGAGCGACCCCTTCTACCAGAAGTTCCTCAACACGCTGGAGTCGGCGATCCTCGACCGCGCTTCGCCGGCCGGGTCCATCCCGATCATCGTCCGCGGTCAGGGCGGCCCCCAGGACCTCATCAAGTTCATCACGATGGACCGGACCATCGACCGCGTCGAGATGGAGCTGCGGGCCGAGCTGCGCAACAACATCGCGACCGGCCAGGATCTCCCCACTGAGGCGCAGCAGGGTCTCGGCGACGCCACCCACTTCCAGGCGTGGAACGTAGGCGACTCCACGTACTCCTCGCACCTGCTCCCCGAGGCGCAGCGGTGGGCCGACGGCATCACCCGCACCTACCTGTGGCCGGCGCTGCGAGCCTGGAACAAGGACAACGGGGAGAAGTACGGCGAGGCCGACATCCGCCGCCGCGTCGTCGTCGCCGACGGCAGCGCCGTCATCACCCGGCCGAACCGCGGCCAGGACATGAAGGACGCCGCCGCGATCCCCGGGGTCATCAAGGACTCCTACCTGCGCGACGCGCTCGACATCCCCGACGAGGCCAAGCCCGATGAGGAGGAGGCGCTCCGCCAGATGGGGCGCCACATCAACAACCCGTATCTCGCCACCTTCGGCCTCGGCATCCACGACCGCGTCGACTGGAGCAAGGTGGCGGCGACGCCGGCCGGCGAGGGGCGCCCCGGGCAGGGCGGCACGCCGCCGTCGAAGCGCCCCGCTGACCCGTCCGACCCGACGGGCGCACCCGGCATCAAGGACGGCAAGAAGAACGCCGCCGACCTCTACGCCGCCGCCGCGTCCGGCTTCCTCGCCGCCGCCACGAAGACCGTCGGCGCCAAGATCCGAGCGCGCTGCGAGCCGCACCCCGACGTGTTCGCCCACGTCAAGTCTGCGGCCAACGAGCAGGTGCTCGCCCGACTGGAGACCGAGCACCTCGACGCCATCGGCGTGACCGAGGAGCAGCTCCGCGGCTTCTTCACCGACGCCTTGTCACCGATGCTCCCCGTGCTCGCTTCGGCCGCGCTCGACGAGACCCCGGCGGTCGCGTACATCGACGCCCTCGCCGGTCTCGCCGGCTCCCGCCCCACCAAGCCCGTCGGCCTCGCCGAACTCCGGCACATCGCCATGCGCGTGCTTTCCACCCACGACTCCTGAAAGAGTGGCCCCATGAAGACGAAGACCTTCGGCAGCTTCACCGAGACCGCCGTCAACGAGCCGCCCCCCGGCATGTACGTGCCGGTCGAGTTCCCGCTCCTGGTGGAGCTGGACACCCGCACCCGCGACGGCCGCCTCGTGGTCGGCGAGACCTTCGGGACCCTCGATCTCCCGCGGACCATCAAGCTGATGACCGTCGACGCCCCCGGCCACGACGGCTCGGTCGCCGCCGGCCGTCTCGACGAGGTCGTCGTCGAGGGCACCACCGCCCGGGGGCGAGGCTGGCTCCTCGACAATCCCGAGGGCCGCAACGCCGCTTTCCTCGTGAAGACCCAGGCCGCCCGGGGCAACTCGATCGACATGGCCGTGGCCCAGGGCGACATCGAGATCCACATGGAGGAGGACGACGGCAAGTTCTCCGTCGAGCTGGACTTCCACAACGCCAAGCTGAAGGCCACCACCATCTGCATGACCCCCGCCTTCGACAACGCCGGCGCGGTGATCCCCGAGGGCTGGACCGTCGACGGGGTGGATGAGCCGGAGGCCGTCGTGGCGTCGCTGGAGGCTGCCGAGGCCGAGCGGGAGCCGGAGACCGAGCACGCCTTCGCGTTCAACGTCATCTCGGAGCGCCCGAAGATCGACGCGTCGAAGTTCGAGGACCCGCGGCTGCGCGAGGTGACCCCCCTGTTCATCGACGAGGACGAGCACGTCTTCGGCCACGTCGCCTCCTGGCACGAGCCGCACCTCACCGACGAGGGCCTGTTCGCCCCCCGTTCGCGGACGAACTACGCCTACTTCGCCAACAAGAACTGCCTCACCACCGACGGCTTCGTCGCCGTCGGCAACATCGTCATCAACGGCAACCACGCCGACAAGAAGCTGGGCTGGCGCGGGGCCATCGACCACTACGCCAACACCTGCGCGGCGTGGGCCGACGTGGCGGTCGGCGAGGACGCCCACGGCATCTGGGTCTCGGGCATCGTGCGCCCCGGCACCTCCGACGAGGTGCTCCACGCGGCCCGCGCCTCGGACAACTCCGGCGACTGGCGGCTCATCGGCGGCAACCTGGAGATGGTCGCCACCCTCTCGTGCCCGGCGGGGGCCTTCCCGAAGGCCCGCCCCAAAGCCCGCGCCTTCGCCGACGCCGACCGCAACATCCTCTCGCTCACGGGTGCCGGCATGGTGCGCCGCCCCGCCGCGGGCGCGCCCGTCGTCGACCGGAACGTCGCCTACCTCGCGTCCCGCTTCGCCGCCGAGGAGGCCCGCGAGATCGCAGCCGCGATGGCCGACCAGGACTTCTGACCCGCAGAGGTTGACATCGGTTTCCGACCCCGGCCACGCTGCTGCCGAGTCGGAAGGCCCAGCCTCCCGGATCTGGCGCCCAGCGCCGCCCCGTTCGCATCCTGACCACGGAGCAGACCATGAAGACCATCCTGGGCATCCAGATCCCCGAGAACCTGGCCGACCTCGACAACGACGCGCTGAAGGCCCTCGCCTCCAGCCTGCGCACCGCGATCGAGACGGCGGCCAACGGCGACGTCGACCTCGACGTGCTCGCCGAGATCAAGGCGGCCCGGGACATCCGCACCGAGGTCCGCGAGGCGCTCACCGAGCGCCAGGCCGCCGACGAGGCGCTGGAGGCCGAGCGCCAGGCGGTGCTCGCCGAGCTGGCGGACGAGGACCCCGAGGACCCGGCCGACGAGGACCCCGCCGACGAGGACCCGGAGAACCCGGACGACCCGGCCGACGAGGACCCCGCCGACCCGGAGGGCGACGAGGCGACCAAGGCGTCGACCTACAAGCCCACCGCCAAGGCCATCCGCCAGGAGAACGGCGACGGGGACCCGGCGCCGACGCCCGACGCCGAGGTCGAGAGCTACGGCTCCTACGCCGAGGCCGGCTTCGTGTCGACCTCCGCCTCCAACGGCGTCGACGCGGGCGAGCGGTTCGCCTCCATGAAGCAGCTCGGCCAGGCCCTCACCGACCGCTGGGACACGATCCGCGGCGCCTCCGACGGCAAGGTCGCGGTGGCGAAGCTGAACGGCCGCTTCACCGACGCCCAGACCCTCGACGGCGACGCCGCCGCCAACGTCGAGAAGCTGGGCGGCCCGGACCCGCTCTCGCCCCGTGCCCGTAAGGCGGTCACCGCCGCCATGTGCGCCCCGGCGACCCCGACCTACGAGCTGGCGACCACCAGCTCGACGGCCCGCCCCGTCAAGAACAGCCTGGCGGTCTACCGTCCGGCCCGCGGTTCGGTCAGCGTCTACCCGACGCCGAAGCTGGGCGACATCGACGACGAGATCGGCCGCGGCATCTGGACCAAGGCCGACGACGCCGACGCGCAGGCCGTCAAGAACGCCTGTGCCACGATCCCGTGCTCCAACTCGGTCGTGTACGACCTGTACGGCATCTACCGCTGCCTGACCGTCACCAACATGCTGTCGATGACGTTCCCCGAGCTGGTCGAGGCCTACCTCAACCGCCTCGGTGCGCTCACCGCCCGCCTCGGCGACTCGACCCTGCTCGACGCCATGATCGGCTCGGTCAACACCAAGCAGCTCACCCGCTCGGGCAACTCGTTCGGCGCGGCGATCAACCTGTTCGAGACGATCATCGACTCGGTCGCCATCTTCCGCGAGGAGGAGCGATACGGCGACCAGCAGTTCGATGCCTGGATGCCGCGCTGGATCGTGCCGGCCCTCCAGCACGACGTGATGAACATGCGCCGCACCTCCGGCTCGCTGCGGGACCGGCTTCCCAGCCGGAGTGAGATCGAGGCCATGCTCCGTGACGTCGGCGTCGACGTCACCTGGACGCTCGACTTCGCCGAGAACTGGGAGACCGTGGCCCCGGCCGAGGACGGCCAGGCCCTCCCCGAGCTGCCGACGCAGATCAACTTCATCATGTCGCCGAAGGGCAACTTCCGTGCCCTCGACCGCGGCGAGCTGTCGATCGGCGTCGCCAACGGCAACATCTACCGCGACAACGCGTCGAACACCAAGAACCAGTTCACCATCTTCCAGGAGTCCTTCGAGGGCCTCATGGACCTCGGTGCGACCAACTACGAGGTCGAGATCAGCGGCGTGTGCCTCCGCGGCACGCAGACCGCCGACGTCGACGCCCTGGAGTGCGCCGGCTCCTGAGCCGGAGCTGACCTGACCCGAGGGAGGGTGCCGGAGATGCCGCCGAGCATCCTCGGCGCCCTCCCTCGGCGCGTCAGGAGTACCATCTCCCCCAGCCCCACCGAGCGAGGTACCCGCCCATGAAGACCGGCATGAACGTCCCCATCGCGGCACCCCCGCTCCGCCCTCGGCGCTGGGGCCTCCTCCTCGATGCCACCTACGAGATCGAGATGGACGAGTCGAGGATCGCGGCCGGCGTCACCTTCACGCCGTACCTCGCGTCACCGGACACGACGGGGATCCAGCGCCTCGACGGCGAGTTCTGCGACGACACCCCCGCCGAGAGCGACGCCTCGGGCGGCGAGCACCCCGAGTTCGAGGCGTGGACGCTGCGGGCCACCGAGTCCTGCTCGGCGCTCGATGTCGACGAGGTGTGGCTCGACGACCGCATCTCGGACCGCTGGGCCGCCTTCGTCTCCGCCGAGATCGCCGCAGAACTGGCGGTCGGGGGCCACACGACCTCGGACTCCCCGACCCTCGCCAGTTCGGCGGTGCAGTACCCCTACGGCGCCGCCGACTTCGAGAGCGTGACGAGCATCCTCGACTACCTGCTGGCCTCCACGCTCCACGGCGCCGAGGGCATGATCCACACGGACCCCTCCACCTTCAACTTCCTGGTGGAGAACGCCGAGCTGGTCGACGGCCTCTGGCGGACGCCCACCGGTCACGTCATCGTCTCCGACGCCGGCTACTTCGGGATGGTTCCCGAGGGTGAGTCCTTCGACGGGAGGCCCTGGATCTTCACCTCCGGCCCGGTGGGCGTGAAGATGCGCAAGCGGACGCGGTACAACGAGACCGCCGTCGAGATCCTCGACCGGTCCCGCAACATCGTCCACGGCCGCCAGCTCGCCGACGTCGTGTTCGCCTTCGACCCGAACACCGTCACGGCGCTCCAGCTCAACACCATCGGCTCGTGATCGGCCCCTGCACCCCCTACTTCTCGGGCACCGAGCTGGCCGAGGCCCCCGGCTACTGCGCGCCGAACCCGGAGCCTGAAGGCTGGAGCGGGGTGCTGGACTCCATCGCTGAACGGGCCAGCGAGGTCATGTACGTCCTCACCGGCCGCCAGTTCCCCGGCTCCTGCACCACCACTCGCCGGCCGGTCCGCCGTGGCCCCTGCTGGCCGCTGCGCGGCCCCTTCGATCTCCTCGCCAGCGGCGGCCGGCCTGACGACGACATCCCGCTCTGGTACAGCCCCCGCGACATCGAGGTCCGCATCGACGGCGAGCTGTTCACCGACTGGGTCCTGGTCGACGGCTGGAAGCTGCGCCGCACCGACGGCAACCGGTGGCCGGCCTCCAACGACCTGTCGCTCGACGCGTCTGAGCCGGGCACGTTCGAGATCACCTGGGCCTTCGGGCCGCCCACTCCTGGCATCGTCGTCGCTGGCGCCCTGGAGCTGGGCGTCCAGTTCGAGCAGGAGATCGTCGGCGACGCCCGCTGCAAGCTGCCCCCCGGCTCCACGTCGCTCGCCCGGCAGGGCCAGACCGTCCAGATCGACCGCGACATCGAGCGGGTCCGCCAGGCCGGCCCCGCCATCCAGTCGATCATGGTCGCCACCGCGGCGTTCAACCCCTCGAACGCCCGCACACCCCCTGACGTCTGGTCGCCCGACCACGTCTGGGAGCTGGAGGCCGTCTCCAAGCCGGCGGCTTCGGGTTCCTGACGCCACAGCGTGACTTCCACGTCGCGCCTCCCTACCATCCGGTCCGTGAACGCCCCGTCGGGGCCTGACCCCAGGAGAGTCCCATGACCGAGGTCATCTGCTTCGGCGAGTCCCGCCCCTGCGTCCTTCGTGGCACCCGCCTCGACGCCGACTGCGCCCCGCTCACCGGCCCCACCGATGGCATCATCCTCGCTGCCATCGCCGACATCGCCCTCACGCCCGAGATGAAGGAGGCGACGTTCCTGGAGCCGGAGGACGCCTGCGGCAACGTCGTCTTCGTCACCGAGAACCCGGCCCGGGTCAAGCGGTACTCGGCGACCATCAACCTCATCGTGATCGGCCATGAGGCCCGCGAGCTGCTCACCGACGGCACCCTCATCGTCGGCGACGTCTCCTCGCCGTGGGCCGGCGACTCGATCGGCCACGCCGCTCCGGGCCTCCGCACCCCGGTGAAGCCCGGCGTCGGCCTGGAGTTCTGGACCCAGGTCACCGCGGACGGGGCCTCCGGTCCCTGCGCCGCCGACCCGGACACCCCGAACTGGGAGCGCCACGTCCTCCCCCGGGCCACGCTCCACGAGGCGGCCCGCACCTTCAACGGTGAGGTCTCGAACTTCACCTTCGAGGGCACGGTCTTCGCCAACCCGGCCTTCGGCGACCCGTACAACGACTTCCCGGGCGTCACGGTGCCCACCGACTCGCCGCACTACGACTTCTTCGACGTCGCTCCCCCCGACGCCGTGTGCGGCTACGTCACGGGGTCCTGACCTCCGTCCCCTTGGAGGACTGTGCCCACCGCCCCCCGGCTCCAACCGGGGGGCGGTGTCGCGCCGGGTCTCAAGTGACGCCGAACCGGGCCTTGTGGGCGGCGTAGTGCTCGTGCCCCACATGGAACCCCGAGTTCCCGCTCGGGCAGCGGTAAGCGCGGATGTCGTCCCCCGTCCGGCGCCGGTCCTGGGCGGCCACGGCTGCCGCCGTCTTCCGGTTCGGCCACAGCTTCTTGCCGCAC